GTCCTGCGCCACCACAGCCAACTAAGCCAACGGTGCTTCCACCAAAGTCACCAGTAGTACGTCCTGCGCCACCACAGCCAACTAAGCCGGCGGTGCTTCCCGTGCCACAAAAACCTGCTCCCATTTTAGGAAAGAAAAAATTAAAAGAAGGCGGTTCAGTTAAAGAAAAAAAGATGTCCTCTGGCGGCATGACTTCTAAAACTTCTTCGGCATCTAGCCGTGCTGACGGTATTGCTCAACGAGGCAAGACAAAAGGGCGAGTGGTGTAAACATCAACAAAAGCCCGAGGGCGTGGGATTGTTAACATGGAAACAAACGAATTGAGCACGGTTAGAGAACTGGCCACACACGCGGCTGATATCAAGCATCTCCAAGACGATATGGACCGCTTGGTAAAAGATATGGAAGAAATAAAGAAGTGTCTTGGTAAAATCCAAAACACGTTGTCCGAGGCCAAGGGTGGCTGGAAAACTTTAATGATGATTGGTGGAGCAGGTGGCGCATTAGGTGTTATGCTTACACAATTGTTTCAGGGATATTGGGGTAAATAATGCCTAGCGTAAGCAAGAAACAACATAATTTTATGGAGGCGATCGCTCACTCGCCGTCATTCTCCAAGAAGGTTGGAGTTCCTCAATCAGTGGGCAAAGAGTTCTCTAAAGCCGATAAAGGCAAAACATTCGCAAAAGGTGGTGATATGAAAGAATCCAAAGCTATGGTTAAAAAAGAAGTGTCCTTCATGAAAGAAAAGGGCGCTCCTAAATCCATGATCAAACATGAAATGCAAGAGGGCAAAATGAAGCGTGGTGGTATTGCCAAGCCTATGCCTACTGCAAAAGAAATGGGTACCCTGAACATGAAGAAGGGCGGCGTAGTTCCCTCTAAGATGGGTGCTGTAAAGACAGCCAAGCCCAAGATGAGTTCTGCTTCTTCCCGTGCTGACGGCGTTGCCCAGAAGGGCAAGACCCAAGGCAAGATGCTTAAAAAAGGCGGCATGACCTGCTAAGGAGTTATTATGAAGCGCACAAAAAAATATGATGGAGAAGAGGGTTCGTTAGTTGAGTCTGATGAAATGACTCCCGCTCAACGTATTGAATTTTCAGAGGAAACTGGTAGCACTGGTCCGGCAAAAACTATGTCTTTTAAAGAGGCTTTTGCAAGTGCTCGAGGCGCTGGTGATAAAACATTTGAGTGGCAAGGTAAAAAATATACTACAGATTTGGCATCATCTAAACCAGCAGCAGAAAAGGCTGTAGAAAAACCGGCTAAATCTGTATCCAAAATAAAGTCGGTATCTGCTCCTGTGGCGAGATCAATTAAATCTGATCTTGATGAGCTTTCCAAATCCAATTCTTCTTTAGGTAACGTAAACATGTTGTCAAAAGGCAAGATGTCTCCAGAAAAAAAAGAAGAAGTAATTAAATCGACCCCCAAACGTTCCGGATACTCTGTGCCAAAGTCTTCCGAATTTACTGGTATGGGCGGCATGAAGTTTGCTAAAGGCGGCTCAGTATCCTCTGCTTCTAAACGCGCTGATGGTTGCGCTGTTAAAGGTAAGACAAAGGGCCGTTTCGTGTAAATGTTTATTGCTGAATTCCTGCTGTGTGTTGCGATAAAATGTAGCCCTATAGAGGGTACGCCATTTATGTTGTTTGAGAATAAAGACAGATGCTTAACTTTTGCCCACGAGGCGGCAAGGGCAATAGTCCTTCAAATAAATGACAAAGAGTATTCTGTGGCGTATAGATGTGTAATGGTAAAAGGCTCTCGACACACTTAGGAAAATATTATGATGGCATCAAGAGGCATGGGGGACATCAATCCCCAAAAAATGCCAAAAGTTAAAAAGATGAAGCGCCGTGATGACACGGACTTTGAGCAATACGATAAGGGTGGTAAGGTAAACGCCGCAGGGAATTACACAAAGCCCAAGTTGAGAAAAAAGATAGTGGAGCAGGTTAAGGCCGAAGCTACACATGGTACCGGGGCTGGGGAATGGTCGGCCAGAAAAAGTCAGTTAGTTGCCAAGAAATATAAAGCTGCTGGCGGCGGGTATAGGGATTGATGTGAAAGCACCTCAAAAATCTCTTAAGGATTGGGGCGAGCAGAAATGGCGCACTAAGTCGGGTAAACCGTCTAGTAAAACGGGAGAAAGATATTTACCCGAAGCTGCCATTAAGTCTCTATCGTCAAAAGAGTATGCGGCAACGACAAAGGCAAAACGTGAGGGTAAGGCTGCTGGCAAACAATTTGTAGCACAACCCAAAACAATAGCAAAGAAGACAGCGAGATTTAGATGACTACTACCGGATCCTCCATTTTCAACATGGAATTCTCAGAGATTGCTGAGGAGGCATGGGAGCGGGCCGGTCGTGAGATGCGTTCTGGTTACGATCTTCGCACCGCTCGCCGGTCAATGAATCTTTTGACCATCGAGTTTGCAAACCGTGGCTTGAACATGTGGACTATTGAGCAGGGTTCCTTTAACCTGACGCCCGGTTTAAATACTTACCCACTTCCTACGGATACGATTGACCTGTTGGATCACGTTATTAGGACGGGCGCAAACAGCGAGTCTACTCAGGCAGACTTAAACATTACGCGTATTAGTGTTTCTACTTACGCCACTATCCCCAATAAAATTACACAAGCCAGACCTATTCAGGTTTGGATTCAGCGTCTTTCTGGTGAAACAAATCCTACAGGATCCACATTAAATGGAAATATTACTGCATCTGATACAACCATCACGCTTAGCTCGGTTGTTGGATTGGCTGCTTCGGGTTATATCCGGTTAGATTCTGAAACCATTTACTACAACTACATAAGTGGTAATACGATAAACAACTGCTTCCGCGCACAGAATGGGACCACTGCGGCCTCTCATACTACCGGCACGGCAGTTTTTGTGCAGCAACTTCCAGCCGTGACTGTATGGCCCACACCTGATTCCTCTGTTCCGTATCAATTTGTATACTGGAGAATGCGAAGAATCCAAGATGCGGGAAATGGTATTCAGACGGCAGACATGAACTTCCGCTTCCTACCCTGTTTGGTGGCGGGATTGGCTTATTACATTGCCATGAAAGTTCCAGAACTTATGAATAGAGTAGAGATGCTCAAAGCAATCTATGACGAACAGTTCAACTTGGCAGCAGCAGAAGATCACGAAAAAGCAGCCATTAGATACGTACCAAGACAGATGTTCATAGGCGGGAGTACGCCGTAATGGGTGATCAATTATTTTTGGCATGGGCTGCTGGATTTTTTGACGGCGAAGGTTGCGTCATGGTTGAAAAATCAAAAGAAATTAGATGTAAGCACGGATTTAGAACTAGCTTACATGCAACAGTAACGCAAACAAGCAAGCCTTGTCTTGAGTTGTTTTTGGATAGATTTGGTGGAAGTATCATAACCACCGAAACAAGAGGTGAACACGCTCGCAGGTGGTCGGTCCAATATCGTTGGGTATCTAGAAATGAAGAGGCCTTAAACTTTTTGCGGGCAATAGAGCCGTATGTTGTAGTTAAAAAGACTCAGGTTTGCGCGGCCTTGGAGTACCCGTTAAAAAACGCAAATGGTAAAATGTATGGTAAACCCGGCAATCCCATACCAGATGATGTGATGTATGCAAGATTGGCTTTGAGAGATCTTTTACAAAACATTAGAAGTAGCATGAAAACTCCAGCAAAAACAATTGGGGTTGAGCATGGGTAATAGATTTGCTAGCGGCAAGTTTTCGATTGCTGAATGCGACAGGTGTGGACAAAGATACAAACTAAAGCAATTAAAATTTGAAGTTGTAAAAACGAAGCTATATCAACTTAAAGTTTGTGAGGAATGTTGGTCGCCCGACCATCCTCAACTTCAACTGGGTATGTATCCGATTGACGACCCGCAAGGTGTTCGCCAGCCAAGGCCAGATATAACGTATGTTACGGCTGGTTTGAATTACAATGGTTTGCCCACTGGCGGTTCTAGAGATATCCAATGGGGCTGGAATCCTGTTGGCGGAGCTAGTCAGTTTGATGCATTATTAACTCCTAACTATTTAGTTGGGATATCGCAAGTAGGTACTGTAACGGTTAGTTAAGGAGTAGACATGGAAAATAAACAAGTGAAACAAATCGCTGACGTGGAGGCCAAGAAAGTAGTCAAGGCCCACGAAAAGAAGATGCATCCCGGCGCAAAGAAGTTTGCCAAGGGCGGCGTAACAAATGAAATGTTGGTTAAACACGGTCGCAACATGGCCCGCGTTATGAACCAGCGTGGCTCAGGCCGAGGTGGTTAACATGGCTAAATTCAGCAAAAAAGTAATGGGTAAAGAAGTTGGTCAAGCCAACGTCTACGCAGAACCCCACACCATGACTGGTAAAGTTGTAAAGCCAGAAGACGTAAAAGGCGCGGGTTATCCCGAAGAGGCCAAGACTACGGGCATTAAAATCCGTGGTACTGGCTGCGCCACGAAAGGCGTGATGGCAAGAGGTCCGATGGCATGAACTATGCCGAGCTTGTAGTCGCTGTTTCGGATTACTGTGAGAACACGTTTCCCACGGTAGATATGAACACGCTCATCCGTCAGGCGGAGCAGCGTATCTACAACTCAGTTCAACTTGCAAATTTAAGAAAAAACGTGACGGGTACATTTACTCTTAACAACAAATACCTTTCTTGTCCGTCAGATTTTCTCTCTGTCTACTCTATTGCGGTCATCAAACAAAACGGCGACTATTTGTATTTATTGAATAAAGACGTAAATTTTATTCGGGAGGCGTATCCAAGTGCATCAGATACAGGATTACCTAAACACTATGCGATCTTTGG